GCGCTATTGCTGGCGTTGGTGGCACTGATACCTGCTGCTGAGGCTGCGCTGGTAGCGGAAGTAACGGCAGTACCTAAGTTACCTACTTGGTTCGAAACAGTAGCTACATTGGACTCACTGGTGGCGGCTGCGCTTGCACTAGCGGCTGCGTTAGTTTCACTATCAGATGCGTTAGTTTCGCTTGTTTCTGCGGCCTCTTTGTAGTCATAAGCTAGAGACTGATACATATAAGCATCTGCTCTATAGCCACCGGCATAATCTCTATGTGACAATGCGTCACTTGCATAGGAGGAAGCACTGGCGGCACTAGTGGCAGCATTGGTAGCGGCTTGGGAAGCGGTAGTTGCGGAACCTGAGGCGTTTGTGGCTGAGTTACCGGCATTAGTAGCACTAGTAGCAGCCAAAGCAGCCTGTTGTGTCACTTCCGCTACAGTAGCGTCATTTGTAGAGTCCCCAGCGCCTCCCGTACCTCGATAAATTGACATAAATATTATTCCTTTGTAAATACGGAAGAAGAAGAAAATAAAACAAAAAAGCCCCCAAAGAACTTATTTCAAAGGGGGCTTGTGTCTATAGTTTATTACCCTGCAACAGCAGCAACAATACCGGTCTCAGGACGAATTACCTTAGTACCGTAGATACGGTCAGCGGTGTACAAAGTACCCAAGAACTCTTGCTTGTACTGGGTCTGTGAACGGATACCTTTCTGTTCAGCAAGAACAGCAGTATCTTTGTGGCCTAGGATAGCGCCACGAACACCAGTAGCTAGTGTAGGTACGTTGGTGGATACGAATACGTCAATACCGTAAAGATCACCGATCTTACCGTTGACAACACCACGACCATTAACAAAGTCAGAGCTAACGTAACGGTCAATACCCATGATTACATTACGCAATGCTGGTGGGATAACCAAGAAACGATTGTCCATTGGGGTATCTTCGTCGTCCAGTTCCTGAATCAAAGAACGCAAGAAAGCGTCATCGAAAGCAGTACCAGTAGCAGTAGAACCAGCGTAGGCAGACAAAGAGCCTGAACCACCGTTGATGAATGATTTGCTGTGAGTCCAATCGGTACCGTCACCGTTACCAAAGGACTTGCCTAGGGCGAACAAATCGTCATCTACTTGCTTGGCAAGAGCGTAACCAGCGTCACCAGTGTAGAACTGACGCAAAGAAGCAAGAGCTTGTACTTCGGTCAAATCTTCGATGATGCGGGAGTACTCAAAGTGCTTGTCAATGCTAACAACAACTTCTGATTCTACAGCATTCTGTATTTTTACAGCAGTGTTCTCAGCTTTAGCGGAAGCAGAACCACGTGTAGGCTTAGGGATATGAATTGTATCACCTTTCTTACCTACCATTGAAATTTTCTTAACCAAAGGAGCCAGAACAAGGTTGCTTTCATAAGCGGCAACAACTTCGTCAGACCAAATCTCTGGGATAAACGTAGCTGCGGAAGTGTTGTCCACAGCACCTGTCATGGATGGGAAAGTACTAGTAGCCATTTTAAGTTTCTCCTATAAATATAGCTATTTGACCCGTCCCTCAGCATAAGCAGCTTGTATATCGTCTGATAGTGCTAAATACCTGTCGGGGTCAGTTCTCATAAGTTTAATAATATCAGCACGACGATAGAATTTCTTGGTAGAGGTAGAGTCAGGGTTTCCTCTTGCGGAGCCTGTTGAACCACTCTTGACAGCTTGTTTCCTACCAGCTTTTTCAGCTTTCACTGTTTGATCAACTACGGCCTTACGTTCTTTCCAAAGACTGAAAAGTTCGTTGGCTGCTTCGGCATCATAACCTTGGTCTGCTTGTACGAACAACTGTGTGCGTATTTTAGAACCTTTAATCCAATCAGCAAACTTGGTATCACCAAGGATTTCCTGCATGTCTGGATGATTACTCTTAAGCTGTTGCATAGCATTTTGCTTGGCGAAAGCCTGTGTGACTTCCTCCGCTGCTTTGAGCTTAGGGTGGTTATCGATAGCCTGAGCCATAGCTTTCTCAGGGTGAGTATAAAAATCTATTTCTTCGTCGGTATTTTGTTCATTAACAGTCGGTTCTTGAATTGTATTCGAAATATAATCGTCCACAACCTTTCGTAGTTCGCCTACCTCAGATGATTGCCTACCTAAGAGTTTCTCAGCTTCTTGGTGCATACGCACTACGTCCTCTAGGGACTTGCCTTGGTACTTATCAGGTACGTCTTGGGTATCTTCTGTCAATTCATCAGTTGATGAGGTGGTGGCTGTAGGTGACTCCTCTTGTGTCTGTAGAGTTGCCTGTTGTTCTTGCTCAGGTTCTATAGTCGATTCGTCGTACTCAGGTAGTTGACCATCTTTCAAATGTTCAGTGCCGTTCTGTAGTTCATCTTCGTCGATGATTTGTGCTGCCATACTAAACTCCGTGGTTTAACCATTATGGAGAAGGAAAAATAACTGGTAGTTTACCTACGAATGTAGGGCTACTAGTCGCTTTTTGCTTTGTTCTCATGATGTTTGGCCCATTTAAGGGTAGCTCCAGCAAAGTCGCCAGAGAAAGGTTCCAAAACACTACGAGGCATTGCAAGTTGTCTTTGTGCCGGTCTACCGCAGTTCTTACAATTAACTGTTAGGGTACTGTCCTTTACAAAGTGTTCATTTAAATGCCCGTCAGGACATAAGTAATCAAATACTTTAAACATCGTAATCCTGTTCGTCCTCCTGAGGGTTATCCAACTGCTCAAAAGAATTGAGTGTGGTTTCCTCAAGATTCATTAAAGTTCCAATTATGTTTAACTGTCCTTTGCGGAAAAAAAGATCCTCAAGACCCTTGGCGTGTTCTATAGAGTCGATTGTCTCCAAGTTGGTCTTGAGGTCAAGCAGGAGAGTAGTCCAACCGTCTGTTCTAAATAGTTGGAACATCTCACGATAGTATTGTTCTAATTCTTTATTCATATTATACTACCTATTATACCATAAAAGTCTAAAAAAGTCAAGATTTTTCTTGTGTTTTCTTTCGTTTTGTGGTATTAGAGGCCTGTAGGCTGGCGTATTGAACCTCCAGCGCCTCTAGCTTCTCCAGCAGCACTTTGTAGCTCTGGTTCACCTGCGCTATTACTTCTTCCAGTTGTCGTTGGGATACCATTTGGCTGTCCTTGTTGTTGTTGTTGAGAGTACTTTAGACTCATTTCACGTTCTTTGAGAACACGGTCAGCGATAGCCAACCTACGTTGGAACTCTTTATCGTCCTCTACACCGTCATCTAAGTTAGTTGTTACTGCTTTAATCTTGTCTAATTCAAGCTCCATAGGTACTGCCTGAGCTTCAACCATAAGTTTAATGGCTCTAGCTTCGGATTCCTTACCTTGGCCCATTAGAGCGTTGATTTGGGACTGTTGGAACTCCATTTGCTTCTGATGAGTCTCTTGGGCCTGTTTCTGTTCTTCTGGGTTAGGCTCGGAAGCCTTATCAATGGCCTGTACTAAAGTCTCACGCTCAGATAAGTTCATATTGTCCACAATGGACTTCAAAAGGATAGGATAGTACTGTTGGTCTTGGCCCATGGTCTGTAGAAGCTGGACTAACTGTGTTACTTCGTACTCACGCGCCATGATACCTAAGGAACTTGTGGCACAGAACTTGTAGTCCTTAACGGGATACAGCTCAGGTTCGTACTGCATGTAACGGTAAGCTGCTTTCTCTACAAAGGGAACTAGGAAGTTCTCTTGGAAGTTAATTAATGTACGCTTATGGCGCTTAATGATGGCACCCAAGGACATAGAGATTCCCGCTGCGGTAGCTTCACCATTAATAGAACCACCTACGCCACTTGAGTCAACGGCTCCTGTGGACTGTTGTACCATCTGTTGTAAAGCACCGGCCTGAGCAAAGGTGATCTGATTGACATTACCAAAGTTGAATGGATTGATAATCTCTTTAGGGTCACCGTTGGTCAACAAAAGCTTACCGGCTCGTATCTCAGGCTTAGTACCTCTTGGTATACGAGTAGCGTCCATGGCCAGCATAGGGTGTACGGTTAGGGCCAGAGCGTCAATACGTGCCCGTAGTTCAGCGTCCAGAGCCTTTTGGCTGTTATAGCCTTTCTCCACAACACCACGCCCGTAGAAGCGATTAGGAACAACGTCCCAAGGGAAAGCAACTACTGGACGGTCTTGCATCATGTAGGGGTTAGCTTCGGCCTTAAGTAACACACGCTCATTGGCTATGATAACAACAGCCTCAGCGTACTGGGAGTTCTCTACCTCATCGTCCAAAGGCCCGTCTGTTGCGTCCTCCAGTAAATAAGTAGGTACTAAACCATAGTACTTTGTTAAACGTACTTTATCGTCGGCATAGACAGATAGTTCAGCGTCAGGCTCAAGGTTAAAGTCTGCCCCTGCGATACCAATAGGTTCGTCACGGTAAACCCCCGACTCCTGTAGCAGCTCAACGCTGTGTTGGCTGACAAATTCATCAATAGCACAACCCAGTGCTTCATCAACAGACGTAGCGTTAGGGTCAATACGGAAGTTCTTGGGCATTACTGGCTTAAGACGTACTAAAAGACGATCTTTAATGTTTACACCTACAGCCTGTAGCTCTCCACCCATAAGGGGCTGAGTAGCGGGGGCCATTTCTTTGATTTCCTCCAGCACTACTTCCGCAATACCAGTACCAAAGACAGCAGCGTTAATTAAACACTCACTTGCGTCCTTACGAACCTTGGCTTTCTTAAAGTCCTCATGTAGTGTATCACGGAGGAATTTAATGTCACCAGTTTCCTTGTCTTGGTAGTCATCATGTATGTCAAAGTACTTACCACGGCCAAAGGTAGCTTCTTCAATCTCAGCTACGTTGGACTCCACGGCTTGCTGTGTCGCTGGTGCAATAATCTTAGAGCGCTCGGACTGTCGTGTTTTGTCCTCACTAGCCCATATACCACGCCAGATACGATAGTACTCATCGTTCTTACTAGCATAGTTAGATTCGTAGTGGTCACCCCACTCGTTTACTTTATTCATAACCCACTCTTGCAGGGTTTCCTGTATCATCAGAGGTGCTTCTTCGTTGTAGTCACTCATTAATTAGTATCCTGCAAAGTCATCTAAGGTTTCGTAGTCGTCGTATTCTTCAAAGTTACCAGCGTAGGTTACTTTAGCTAACTGGTCTATGTAAGCCAAGGAGTCAACCAAGTCATCATGGGTTAGTGGGTCAGGGAATTGAAATAACTCATCAAGGAATTGAGCGTTCCATTCAGCTTTCTTTACTTTTACCAAACCATGTTCAAAACGCCCCTGTAAAGCCCACATGATTCTGTCTGTTTTCTTTTGGTTACCGTGGGTTAGTTCCTCTATGCGAAAGAAGAAACTATTACGCTTCATCATATCCATTAGGGGTGACATAACAGCCTGTTTGGCTATACCTTTTTCTATACCCACTGATAGTGGTTTATAGTCCCTAACGGCTTGGAATATCTTTTGGGCTGTCTGGTCTAAAGTCCATCTACCTGATATAATATTCTCAACCCACCAACCGTCCTCTGTGACATAAACAACTGAAATAGCTGTATTGTCCAAACGACTGTTCTTTTTGTTTTTCTTACCCACTTCCTGAAAACCAGCTAAGTCTATGGCTATGTAGTAGTCCCCGTCACCCTTGGTGTCTTTAGTGTAGAACTTAACCCAGTCCTCTTTAAACATTTCAGAACCCAAAGCCTCAAAGGAAGCCATGAACTCCTGACGGAAAGCATAGGTAGACATGGACTTCTTAGCTATGTCTATTTCCTCAGGGTCTATTAGAGGGTTGTCGTAGGACGTAAAGTGCCAAGCATCAAAAGTCTCGTCACCCTTTAGTTCTGCGTACTTAAATAGCTCATAGAAATGATTACGTCCCTTGGGAGTACCAATGAATAAGCAATGGCCCTTTTGGTCAGCTAGGGCAGGACGTAGGATTTCCTCAAACACCATAGGTTTCATATCGGCATACTCATCTAGGACAAGCATCTTTAATGACACACCACGCATGGTATCGGGTCTGTCGGCCCCTTTGAGGCTAATGACAGCTCCATTGATCAAGGTAACCGTTAAGTTGTTTATATGTGTGGACTTGATAATAGGATTAGCTAACTCAAGCAGGGTCTGCCACATAATGTCTCTGGCCTGACCTTGGGTAGGGGCCACGTAGAACACCCCACCCTTTTGTTCGTCCAAGGCACTTAGGATTAGGAGCCATGCGGCTAACCGTGACTTACCACAGCGTCTACCGGCAGCTACGACCTTAAAGCGTTTCTTGGACTTGAATACCTGTTGTTGCCATGGGAGTAACTCTACTTTTAAATCACTCATGGCTGTCCTCTGGAGGAACATAGGGAACCCACTCTGCGTCCTCTGCGTCTATGGGTTCTTCCTCTTGTTGTTCTAAGATTTCCCCAGTACCTACGCCAGTAATATTAATTGTAATGGCTGACTTACCGGAGGACTTTAAGACCTCTTGTTCAAAGGCAGCAGTGGGGGCTACCCTGTCCATCACAAGTTTCCAAGCGGCTGCTTGGTTCTTATGTTCATCATTCAAAGCTGCATCAAAGATAGCGTCAAGCACTTTGCGTGACTTAGGGGATGACAACATCCTAGCTTTATATTCATTGATAATAGCTGCGTCACCCTTAGGGCGACCTCTGGCTACTCTGTTGCCCTTTTTGTTTGACTCTACGTCTTTTTTCTTAGGGCGACCTTGCTTCTTTGGTTTCTTTTCTTTTGGTTCTTTGGGTTTGTCTTTATTGATTGACAAAATAAAACACTCCTTAAGTTATCCCTAAGAATCTTAAGAACCTTTAAGTTATATTTATTAATAAACTATAATGAATAACTTAACGGTACTTAAGAATCCTAAGTAGGGCCGAGGGTGGCTAAACGCTTACTTAGTAATAACTATATTATACCATATTTTTAACCAAAAGTCAACTCTTTTATTTAGTCATTCTCTTGTAGTCTATTCGTGACTATTGTGTCCCTTATAGTCACAAAGTACCCAAGAACTTGACAACACAGGTTTTACTTAGG